TTGGGTTTTTGATTACTTATTAACTGATTACGCTAATTTGAAACCGTTGTCTGCAACAGTGGCTGAATTGAAACGATAGCCAGAACCTGTATCTAAAGCTTGAATAGCTGACTGTAGTGTGCTAGCTGTCCATGCTGCGGCTGGATAAACTGCAACGCTGACTTGACCTGTACTTGCTTCTACTTGATAGAAGTGTAGAGTAGCTAATTGTGTAACACATTTAAGAACTTTATCAACTGCTTCGTCTACGCCCATTTGAGCCGCTACGTCAGCACCGACATCAATATTGAAGAATTCAAGATATGGACCTTGAAGCATTACTGGAGTACCAGTTGTTGCTGAACCAGAACCGTTTAGTGTATCAATAGCGAATACTGGGTTTACGTCACCATGAGTGTGTAATAGATTATTTGACATTTTATTTTCCTTTAAAAGTTTGAACCATATAGGCTCTACTTTTATTTATGCCATTTGTAAAAAAACTTGGATTTGGTGTTAAAAAGTATGCTGTTTTAGCTTTTGAATTACATTATCTTGTTCTTCAGGTTCAAGTTTTTTCATTAAAGCTAATACTTGTTGAGCCGCGGGGCTTAGTGGTAAGTTGGATGCTGGTTTTGACCTTACATATTGTCCTCGTTGTTCACTATAATAAGAATCAAAAATTTGTTCGCCTAACTTTTTTAGTACTTGTGAATAATCTTTATTTGACAGTACAGATTGAGCAATTTGCATACTAGCATTTTTAATTTGAGAACCTAGATTACCCACATTACCTGACATATAGCTAGTGATTGCTTGCTCAATTCTTGATGCATATTGCTGAGTATAGTCATCAGAAATTTGGTCTTCTTTTAAGAATTTTTTGAACATTTTTTCAAAATCAACTGACTCTGAAGTTCTTGTTCTATACGTTTGTGGTACTACAATTTGTCCAGGACTAGGAACAGGTTGTCCTTGTTGTTGAGCTTGTTGCTGGGCTTGCTGAATCGCTTTTTGTTTCTGTAACAGTACAATATCATCTTTGATGGCCTCTTCTGTAGAGGATATAAATCCTTGCATTTTTGCTACGAATTTACCTACAAAATTATTTTTAGCTAAGTTCTGTTGAGTTTTAAGTGCAGACGGGCGTGATGCATCCATACCAATTGCTGTACCAAATGCGGTGCTTGTTGCGTCGGCAAAACGTCCCGCCATACCAAGACCAGCGGAGGCGGCATTTTTTAATGAATCTCCTATACCTTCGTTTTGAATATTATTACGTTTCATTTGGTTTTCTCAAACTGTTTGAGAATCTAGTTTGATCCTTAGATTTAATAGCATTAAGCAATTTACGTTCTAACACTGCGGCACGTTCAGGATCGTAATGCTTGTTAATCATTTCAATGAGATTTATTGCACTAGTGATGATATTATGGGCACGGCTTTCAATAACATGTTTAGTGTCACGGTTAGTACCTAGTGCTTCTAATTCTTCTAATAGACTACGGGTTTTACGTTCCATAATATTCGGTTCCTAATTATATTTATCACTTACGCATTGCATTAAGCATAGCTTTTAATCTTGCTCCCTGAACGTCAGCAACTACTGTTCTGTTGATAGGCTCTAATGGTACTATTTCTCCGTCAGCCGTAACCGTAGACTGGGGTTTTAATTGATTCATAATTTCATTAGGACTTGGGGCAGGCCTGTATTTTGCTTGCTGTTCCCCGTGGTTTTCTGGATCCTCGTCTGTGATACGCATAGTCTCAATATTGTATTCCAAATCAATCTTTTGTCCCACACCAGTAGAACTACGACTTTTCATACACTGAATTTGATATTTACCACGCTCACGCATACTGCGACTTGTAAAGATACCAAACACGTTATCTGCTGTATTAATCTTACTGATACCACCAGCAATATGACTGTGGTCAAATTCAATTTCTTCAACCGCACTACGATTTAACTGACTTGCAGTGACCATTAATATACCTAATTCTTTAGACAAGTTACGCAATTCTTCACTGACGTATTTGTCTTTAATAAACTGGTCGTTTGGATTAACTTTAACACTTACTGGCATGACTAGATCCAAATAGTCAATCATAACAAAGTCAACTTTGATTCCAGTTTGGATTTGTACTTCTTTTAAGTATGAACGAATATCGTTAACATTACTTTGTGCGGGTAATCCCTTTACACGATATTGTCCTGCCTTCTTACCTGCCATTTTAACTTTGAGTTCAGTGCTGTCAATATCTTTACGGATATCTCTGGTACTCATCATAGTTAACATCGCATCTGTTCTAAGTGAAGTCAATTCTTCTGAAAGTTCCAATGAGATATAAACACCACTCAATCCCATGTTCAACCAGTTCAATGCAATGTTCATCATCACAAGTGATTTACCTGAACCTGAGCCACCAGCAAAGATATTCAATTCACCACGACTGAAGCCACCATATAATAGTTTATCCATCTGTGGCCAGCCTGTGCTTTGTTGTCCACCTGCATTGAAATATTTGTGTAATCGTCCCTTAGGGTCAGCAAAGTAATCTGTACCCATGTCTCGTTGCAAACTAATCTGTACTGCATCTTTAATTAGTTTTTCAACGGGACCAAAGTCACCCTTTTCTAATAAATCTGCACTCTTAAGAATCGCACGTTCTAATTCTTGTCGTTTAGTGAATGATTCAAACTCTGCTAGAAACCATTCAGTATGTTTGTCACCAAAATCTTCAATGACTTCAAGTTCTACACCTGTGGTTGCTTTTATTTGTGTTACGTCTGGTAATATGCTGTACTTACCACTGTACTCTTTCATAAACTCAGCTACAGGACGTAGTGACTTATCAAAGTTTTCAGCATTCATAATGTTTGTAACTCTGGTATATAGTTCTGCATTGGTCATCATCATTTGCAGAAAGAGTTTTTGAACGTCTGTATTATAGTCCTTTAACAATCTGTTTCCTTCTCATCTCAATTTTAATTTTACTTGTTGTTGCACTTTGTAATATACTTAGTAACGTAGGAACCTTACCATATCTTATTACTGCATCATTCACATCTTTAATGTCATTTTCCCAGTCAGGTAAACTAACACTATATCCTAATCCAAGTGCTGTATCACATATTTCTAATCCAGGCTTATCACGATCCGGCACCATGATTATTTGTCTGTTCAGTTGTCTGAGTACTTGTGCTTGTTCTGGACTGATATTATTATGTGTCAATGCACATCCATCAATACTCAATGCATCAAAAATACCTTCAACTAATATACATACTTGCCATTCTGGTTTTTGTAGGTCGTATCCAAATACATAACCTACTTGTTGATTTTCAGTGATGAATTTAGGTTTACGGTCATCTAAGTATCTGCTTGTATGCCCGACTATTTCATTTTTATATGTGAATGGAATTATCACACGATTACTATTACGACCATTGTCGTCAGGTGTTACATAGAATTTGTGCTTAGTTGGGTCAATACTACGCTTTTTAATATAGTCAACAAATACCTTGTGCTTTTCATTATTGATATCTAGTACTTCGCAATCAGGTAACTGTTTTGACTGTAAGTTGATTGGTTTTACTTTCTTGAACTTTTTAGTAAAATCTAATAGGTCTTTATTCTGTAGACTTTCTAAACTCCAACGCTGTATCTGTATTTCGTCTATACCAGACCACATTAATAGTTCTTTAACACGCTTAGTAATACTACGGCCCAATTCAAAGTGACAGCTATAGCCACAATTAAAACAGTTATACGTCCAACTATTTTCATCTACAAACTTTATACCACCTCGTAATCTACGATCGGTTTTATGTCCGCGCTTGTCACAACAAATGGCATTGAAACTGTGCCAACCACCCATTGTTGTTTTCTTTTTACCAGGAATAATAGACAATATGTCAAACATGCTACAAGTATAACATATTTTCAGTACAAAAGTAAAGACGCTTTGGCTTATCTTGTGTATATATGGGTTGCATCCCCTGCGGTGCTTACGAACTTAAAACGCATATATGGATGAAACCCGGTAATAGTATAATTAGTACAATCTAATTGTTCAGTATAAGTTTCAACATCACCAATATCATACCAATCAGTGTCAACCACAGTTGAACCCTGTATCTGTACAGTTCCAGAATAGTTATCAAAGTACAATTGTGTTGTTACGGTGAACCCTTCTCTTGCTGAGAAAACACTACTATAGTAGGTAATAGCAGGTCCTGTTCTAGTTGGTAGTTGGTGATTTGGAACGTTGATTAGGTTAGATGGTGTAAAGTCGGGCATCACACTATCTACTATTTGAATCTTACCCCTAGCACCTGAATTATGATCCACAAACACAGGTAAATCTGTTGTACCATCTGACATTTCAATACTGTAGTAACAATATTGTGTTTCAATATCAATAATATCAGTATCAATCGTATCCAATTGAACTATGCCGTTTAGTGCAAGAACATTAGTTAGCATCTTATTAAATAGTAGTTTAGTACCATCTTCACTGATTATTCTAAAATATAATTGTTTATCGGTAACATTGATAGGTTTTTGGTCCTGGTTAATCAATTGGAATTGCAGTCTATTGTCAACTCCCTTATGTAATTTTAAGGTTTTTGCGTACACGGTTTGATATCTCCTAATTGAATTGCCGGACATCATCACTATTGTTTCTCTAGGGATGTAAAAATAAACGGATGTTGAATACACTATGTTTGGTCCTTTGTACTATTTATGACGATTTAAATATAAAAATATTATGGTTAACATGCCCAGATAAATATCCGAGACACAACATATAATGCAAACAGACTTCTTCAAAAATTTAAGCGAAAATCATCCCTTTATAACAGTATGTTCTTATAGTAACCAAGACTATGTTGGAATCATACAAAACAGGGATGATGTTGTCACCACTATATATGATTACGGAGCAATTATACATAGCGAATTACGTGAAAAATTCTTAGAACTCGGAGACATTTGGTGGTGGGAAAGTAATAGATTAATACCTATTAATATGTTTCTTAAAGATGAATGGACGATATTTAAGCCCTACTTACGTACATTCAATAATAAAAGTCTCACTATAATTCACGGCCCAATATGTAGTATGAGTGAATTAGGGCGCAGAAAATCCAAAAGACGTAGCATCACATTAGTCAAACGCTTGTACTAGATTCTTTCTCTAACAAATTCATGTGAACTGCTACTAGCCAAGCATAACCAATTGCATGTGCTTTCTTAAAACTATACCCATCAACATTTTTGTCCCATACACTTTCTCCTACTTCTTTCCAAGTCTGACCAATCAAATGTTTCTTTCCGGGACGAATAATTGCTAGCATCATAGCAAGTCTAGGTATACTGTCAACCGGTTCTGGCATCTTTAACATGTTATTATAGTGATTACTTAAATGCACTAGTTTACTGACAAACTCAGAATTACGCAATAGCTTCCAATTAGGATCTACCATTAAATCAATTAGTTCTATTTCACTTTGTATCTGACTGTATACATGAACATTTAGTAAGTCTAGCTTTAGATATCCTCTATCCTCTGCATCAGCATAATCAATGTTAGCCATGTCATTTATTGCATCGTAGGGCACTTCAGTAACATGAACACCTGTATTATGTTTACGCATTGGATTGACTTTACGCATTGCCGCAGGCGTATGTTTGATATGTTCTAATATCTTACTACGGTCACCAAAGTCAATATCAATGTCAAAGTTCATCGTGGCTGAACCAATCCTGCTTTCATTAATTTCATATAACCATTTTGTAGAATGACTGCTTGTCGTTCAGCATCCTCTACTGCTTTGTGCGTTGTAGCATAGTTACCGTCTTTTAAACTTACACCAGTCACTTCATATATTGTTCGTGTATCTCGTACTTTCCAAAAGGGCCAAGGGGGAATTTGTCCTAACTGACCCCATGCATGTTCCATTACAACAACGTCAAATGCCGCACCGTTACTCCATACATTGTTATGATTCCAACAAAACTTATAAAGCTTTGCCATAACATCTGCAAATGATTCACGACCTTCATCACTCATTGCTTCTTCAATGGCTGCAGGGTTTTGTGTACTCCACCAACGTAATGTATCTTCATTGATACTACGATTATAGATTTCTGTTTGATCCTCAATAGTAGGACGCAACTCAATTTTATCAAGAATACCTGAACCTCTAGGGTCAAACAATACTGCACCGATGGTTAATATAACACAATCAGGTTTTGTGTCTAAACTCTCAATGTCAATCATAATATCTGCCATACTACCACCTTAATTCTTTCAATAAACTTTTAACTTCATTAACTTTTTCTGTATCTTTAGCAAACTTCATTGCCCATTTAACTGGATTGATATAATCATATACAATCTTAATTTGATCTGGTGTCAATTCATCTAATATTTTAACACCACTCTCACTTTGATATAATACCCACGGGCTAATCTTACCCATTGTAATTGCATACAATATCTTGTTACGATTGCCATAACGCAATACATCATTTGGTTCAATGCTTTGAGTGGTTGCCATTTCTAAACATGTTTCAGCACTACGATGTACTGCATCTAATGGATCTTCTATTGACAAATATTCAATCAGAAATTTATTGTAGTTTGTATCTGTTGCCCATGTGTCAATCTTAATGTTTTCCTTCAACAAATAATCAACATATCTAGGAACATTCAATGCATTAACCTCTATACAATAGTTACCAAACTTAGCAAACGCTGTATAGTATGCGCTTTTGATGTAGTCCTCATACAGTCTTGGCTTCTTACTTGTGCTATGTCTTGTGTAGAATTGTAACCAGCTTTGAAAGCCAATACGATTTCCATGCTTGTCTCGTTCTAACCAACGATGTTTGTACTCACAAATATGTTTTAGTAATGTTGTTTCCTTAATGAAACTACGTTTACAAAACTCACAACTATTTGCTGGATCAGTTGCCGTTGTCTTTTTCGTACTGCTTGATATCTTCATCGGTAACAATCTGTGATAGTGTTTCAATATCCTCAATCTTTAGTTGAGGGAATTTCTTTGCTAGATATACTTTTGTCTTTTGTGTGTCAACAAACACACCTGCTAATGCTTTACGATCCGTATCGCTTGACTTAGGATAAATCTTAGCGTAATATTCTGCCACATCTTTTTCTTTAGGAACTTCTTTTAACTGTGATACTTTGTTTGATAAATGCGGTATCCATTGATGAAACTGTTTACCCATGCCAGGGCTTGCCGCACACAACATCAACCATTGTAGTTTAGGATGACTTGAAATAGTACCATCTAGCATGTGTACGTTTGCATTTAGATTCGTGCTTTGTAGATAGTAACTCTGCAACATACCATCTCCCTTGACTGCACTCATCCAATGAATCATCATGTAGGGTGTAAACTTTTTCTTTTGTTCAGGAGTGAGTCTATCGTAATAACCATAGTCTTTCTTGTCCAATGCAGTAATAGCCTCGAACAAGTCAAAGTCTATGCTGTCAAACTTTTCGTCTGCTGGTACTGATTTCTTTGTTGCCATTAGAATGCCTGACTATAATCTACAATCTCACAATTTCTGCTAACTTCTTTGACGAAATAAACACAGCGAGGTTTATGTCCATCTTCAATCGGGATACACAAGAACTGTCCGTTCTTTAGTCGGGGTGCATACCAAGTAACGTCATGGTATATGTCTAATATTTCAATGTCTAAGAAACTTGGCTTGAAACTTGTCAATGGATTGAACTCAAATACTTTGAATCCTCTGTCATTGATACTTGTCAATGGAAGTGTTTCTAAGTCACCTAATTCAGGTTCACCAATCAATATCTGCCAGTCAACGGGCATTTTAATTGTTACATTTCCTATGCGTAATACTAATGCGGCGCTGTTGAAACTCTCTAAAAAGATTAACGGTATGTAATGATAATCAACGTTAGAAGGATTACTATTATCAAGGATTGCAAAGCGTAAATCATCTATTTCTTCCGGCAATGTTTCAAGATTATATGTTTCGTTATCAAGTGTTAGGATTTTCATAATGTATTATAACATCCTTTTACTTGTATGTCAACTTTTCTATAGCAAATGGGTAGTTTGCTTCTGTGTAGAAATTCTTTCGTTGAGTTAAATGTCTTTTTGCGAATTTACAGGAGCTTGTGAGGTCCCATATTTGAACGAAATCTTTGTCATCCGCCTTTCTAATACCCCTACCAATGCTCTGGATGACTCTAACAAAGCTCTTGCCAGGTTCAATAAGAACAAGGTTGAATATTCGTGGTATGTTGATACCAACCGCTGCCACACCGTAGGTTGCGACAATGATTTTGTTTGTGCTGGTTGCAATTTCATCATATTCCTCTAGTCTTTCCGTTACTTTTGTATCACCCGAAACAAACACTGCATCGGGTAATCTACTAATCAATTCTTTACCTGCGTTTACTCTATCAACTAACACAAGTGTGTTCCCTGACTCCTTGATATTTAGTATCAGTTGAGCCATGGTATCTAATCTTTTGGTATCTTCCAATAAGTGTTTTAACTCACTTTGATAATTACTGAACTCTACAGCATCCTGTAATTGCACAACATTCACATGACATTTAGCAAGTACACCTCGTTCCTGCAATTCGCTTGCACTTAGCTTATTGATAACATTACCAAGACTAACATAGATTGCTTGTGCTTCAAATATTGCTTTAGGTATTGTTCCAGTCAAGCCCCATCGAATTGGAATGTTTGCCATGACACCTGTCAATAATTCTTTCAATGCATCAGCCTTAGCCATGTGAACCTCGTCAACCATGACACAAACTACACCTTCTAAAAATTCACCGATTGGAACTTCTGCTTCATCTGCTTTTGTTTTCTTAAGCATATTATTAAGACTTTGCCATGTGCAAATCGTATGTGTCTTACCAAACTCTTTTCTGTCACCAAAATACACACCAACATCAAGTCCTAAGTTAATGTAGTCTGCTTCGGTTTGTACAACAAGACTTTTGTTAGGTACGATTACGATACTACGACCATAATTCTGTATGCTATAGCTTAATGCGGCAGTGATTAATGTCTTACCTGCACCTGTTGCAATTTCTTGTAGTGCTTGCGGGTTTGCTAAAAAGTCATTAATAATCTTTACTTGATAGTCACGAAACATAACAGGTTCACCCTCTTTAGGATGACCTTTAGGCCAAGTTGAATGACTAAATGAATCTTCTTTGATAGGATTGAATGTAAATGTAGTGCTGTACTCACGCAAGTCTTGTAATTCAATATCATATCCTGCGTTATCAAGTACAGGAAGAATCTCAGGTAGTAAGTTAACATAGCTACTACCACCTAGACTAAAGAAACTGATTTTACCGTTCCAACGACCTAGCCGGACACTTGGCAGATAACGTGCTCCGGGCTTTTCATATTCAAATTTCTTCATCAATGCTTTACGTTCAGCTAGTTCTAAGCCTTCAATTTTTACATTGACCTCGTCTTTAATAATTAATTTGCAGGATCTCATTTATACATTCTAACATAATTTCTTAAGGTCCACAATACATATGGAAATAAGAGGGGCACGTAAGCCCCTCTTAACTGCTTGACGAAAGGGTAAATCAAGCAGATTTCATACAAGTACTAGTAGTCAAAGCTTTCCAATTGCTAGGACTAATCTTTACTAAGTCTGCAATTTTCAAACACATACGCATACTCAACTCACGCAAGCGACTTTGATTCTCAAACATAAAATCAATAATCATGTCGGCTTCATTGTTTTCAAAGTCATAGTCTTTGAACAAACCACCGTCAGCGTCACGATGCACCTGTTTGATACGCAACATTTTGTCACGTTCACTGTCAATAGTCAGGTCAAGAAAGTGACAACGACTTTGCAATGCCTCTAAGTGATCCTGCAACTTTTTGCTTTTCACATTTTCAAACTTCAAGTTTGTAATGAAAATAGCAGTACCGTTAAATTCAAAACTGTCAGGGATACCTTCACGGCGCAACAGACTAGAATCACTATTCCAGCAAATGCGTCTACGCTTACCTGAATCCAATGCAGCCTTGAGAATGTTCAATGACAAGTCATCGGCAAACACACTGTCACAATCATCAAACACTAACACATTCTTACGATCCGAATACTTATACAATTGTGCGTACAAACCTAGTGCAGTCATTGCACCTTTGATGACTTCATAGCGAACACGCTTACCTGCAAGCTTATCAAACAGAGTAGCTTTTTCAAGTTGTGTTTCAACACCATATGACTTACCAACTCCTGGAGGACCTGACACAATCATAGCACGGATATCACCATTGATAGCCGCTTTTGACATTTCATCAAGAACCTGAAAGCGGGTAGCAATACGATTCATTGCTTCCTCATCAGTCTCTTTGACTACGGGTGTTTTAGGTTGTTTTGCTACAAACTGAATAGCATCTGTCATTACATTGTCTCCGTCTAAAAATTCAATTTGATGAATGTCGGACACTTTGACCCGAACATCTTCACCGCCTACAGGGAAATGTCCCTCGTTTTTAACTGTCACATAACCACCTTTTGCACCTGTCTGATAACCCTTCACAAGTGTAAAAGTTTCGTTCATCACAGGCATATTGCGATACTCACCACGAACAACACGAATAGTAGACATAAATTCCCTTTCAATTAATGAATCAATACACGTAGTATAGCAGGGTATCCATTTATTGTCAAGTTTTGGAACTAAGTTCCTTTAATTTTTCGTTAGACTCAAGTCGTGCTAAAACAACACCGTATATACCATATACTATGAATCCACTTAGGATAACACCACATGCATATTGTATTGCAATAGCAGGTGTATAAAAAAGTATTACATTTAATAGAAATGAACCGCCTACAATACCTAGGACGATTGCGATAGTCTGATAAATTGCTCTTTGTTTGATAGTCATTTTTGTTCCTTAAGTTAATTGATACATGTATTATACAGGCAAACTGATTAATTGTCAAATATTTGTCAGTTCGTAATTTTTAACACTATAGTATTCAAAATCATCACGTTTTTGAACATAAAATGTACCCTTCATAGAAAGTAAATCTTTTGTTTCAAACAAATGGTTCCAGACCTGCAACAAAGGATTTCCTGCATCAATGCTTAAGAAAACTGCATAATTAGATTCATCCTTGAACCAATAGTGAAATGCATTTGTTCTCTTTGTTTTACGATGCATTTTTTTCATAGGGGTCAATAATCTAGTGCCAAATTTAATTTTATCAACTCTTTCAGTTGGTACATTTTTTACATCACAACGAACTTCATCTAATACAACATCATACTCTTTAAAGCTAGGTAAATAGTATGCAATACCAATCATTTCCTCACGAAACTTTTTAGGATCTCCGTGTATCATTTCATTTAAGTCATTGCGAAACTTTGACAAGTGTGAACCTTTGAGCTTCCACAACATTATTTTTTTGCTATAGTAATCCTGAATTTCTGTTGCTTCTTGTCTATCTTCAGGTGTAATGTACTCTAACAAATTACTATCCAACACACTATGTATATGGTGCATACTTTGTTTTTCTCTAATTCTTTTCAATGTAGCAGCCAACACAAGCAAGTCCTCAGTGCTTTCAAGTATAGAGTATTTTTTAATATGTGACCCGTATGCAGATTGTTCTTCACCAAAGATTGAACCGGATGATGAATATGATTTTTGTAAACTGCTCAGGTTAATTGCTTGACTGGGTGATATTGCTTGAATTTGTGCGGTGGATAAACCTACCGGCACATAGCCTTGTACAGTAGACAAACCTTTTAATATTCCTGTCATTTTATTCCTTAACTTATTGTTGCGTCTTCCATACCAGCAGTACGGAGTCTTGTGATATGACCAAGCATAAAGTTCTTGCTGTCTAAACCTTTTAATATGCCTAACCAACGATTACGTAATAATGCTACCTCATTGATTAGTGTTTCATAATCAATAACTTCATCTTCCCCGTCTACATACTTTTCAGCATCACGACTGGTCAGTGCTCTATTATACGCTTCTAAATATTTTTGAAAATGTTTTCGGCGAATTTTCCGTAATTGAATGTTGAGAAAGTTCAACACAGCCTCAATCTCTTGTAGCTGGTTGAACCTCTGTTCTGTGATTCCGGGTAATGCGGCAATATTCTTTTCAATATTACCATAAACGCTTACATCACGCTTTGCATTCAGTATTTCAGATTCGTAATGAGAAATAAAATCGGGTATCACACTAAGGTCATAAGTGACTCTAGTATACCAATTCATTAATATTCGTCCTCATTTTCCTCATCATCATAATCTTCGTATTCTTCTTCGTCACTCAATTGGTCAGCGTAGTACTTCAATGCAGTAGCAATCTCTTTATCACCCCGAAATGATTCTTTAATATCGTCGGGTTCAAAGTTATTGTCAATCATATAATTGACTAAAGTTTCTGCGGCATCAGCACGTTCATGCAAATCAATATGATTACGCAATGCATCCCAAACTTCGGCTATTGCATTAAGGCTCATTCTACTGTCTCCAATTCAGTTACTGGTTTTACTTTAACACGTTCGGAACTGAATTCTTTCATTACAGTATCCAAACAACCATTGTCATTTGATTCCCAACCCTTACGGAACATCTTTAAGATTTCTCCGTCGTTGGTTGTGTAACTCAAACGATTACCTTCTTTAGTCAACAAGTCATTCTTCTCAAACAAGTCAAGCAGACCGCTGTATGGGTTCATGCCTGTTTCGTATGGAATCTTAATTTGTAGTGTTTCAAAAGGCTTAGCATAACGTGTTTTCATAATCTTACATGCGGCACGAATACCATTTACTTCTGAAACTTTATTGCCATCCTCATCTTCTTTGAGTTTGAGTTTCTTCATAGCAACAAGAATACTACTTGC